CTGCCATTTTATACCTCCAATGGTGATGGTGAATTGTAACCACTAAACTGGTTCATCATATCCATCATAGATGGATCACCAGTTTTAGAATCATTTAATTTTACTGCGTTATCAACTGCACGTTGTTCTGCTTCCGCTTGTGCTGCTTGTTGTTGTGCCATAGCTCTTTCTTGACGTATCTTAGCTACTCTTTCACCTGCAACAATTAACTTAGGATCTACACCTAACATATCGGCATATCCATCTGCCCATGCATCAGAATCTAACTTATCAAGTACATCTGGTTTCATTTGTGCAACCATACCCATGCTATTAACATACCTATCTACGCTGTTTGTACCAATAGCACGTTGTGCTTGTGCCAACATAGATACAAATTCTACGTTTAATTCCATACCTTGTAGCTCTTCTGGTGCAGGTGGTATTAATCCAACTTCTAACATTCTGTTAAATGTATTATCTATTAACGGATCTAGCAATTCATTATGCAATCTTTCTAATA